GCCTAGTCATCATGCCATACCGTGACATCTTTGCGGTGATTACAAATGATTAGCTTTGATCTTGACAACTTGACACCAGAGCAAGAGGTTGTTGTTGCGTCTCTAGTTCGTGAGGGTATGCTAACTGCATACGACAAAGTAATCTCTACATTCGTTAAAGAGTTTAACGAGACAGCAACAGAAGACCCACACTTTTCTTATTACGTAAAGCACGTTATCGAAGTGGTACAGGAACTTGCTGAAGAAGCCAAATCAATCTAGGAACACAATTGCAAAATCAAATCAATGTATTGGACAAGGGATATGTACGTCTTGTTGACACTCTTGGCAGCGATCTATCTATCGTTAATGCTGCACGTGTATCTTACGATAAAGAGTCTGAAGTCTTTACCGACAAAGACTCAAAGCTCATTGGCTTCCTCATTCGTGAAGGCCACACGTCACCGTTTCGCCACGCTGCACTTACATTCGAAGTTTATGCACCGCTATTTGTTGCAAGACAGTGGTGGAAGTACGCAGTCTCCAGCACACACGTAGACGATCAAAATGGCTGGAACGAATCTTCTCGTAGATATATTACAGAGCAGGAAGAGTTCTACGTTCCATCTGCATCGTCTTGGCGTAGCAAACCAGAGAACAGCAAGCAGGGTAGCGGAGAACCAGTTGACTCAAGCGTTGGGTTCTACTACACAAACAAACTTAGTGAGAACATTAACAGTGCCGTGGCAACCTATCACGAGGCTATGAAAGATGGCATTGCTCCAGAGATTGCTCGTCTATTCCTACCAGCCTATGCCATGTATGTTCGTTGGCGTTGGACTGTATCTCTACAGGGCGTAATGACATTCCTTGATCAAAGACTAGAGCACGATGCACAAAAAGAAATTCAAGAGTATGCTCTTGCCGTCAAGGATCTTTCTCACTCTGCATTCCCAGAAACCTTTAAGGCGTTGCACTAATGATTATTGGACTCAGTGGATATGCACAGGTAGGCAAGGATACGGTTGCAAACCACCTTGTTGAAAAGTATGGGTTTGTAAAGGTATCGTTCGCTGATCCTATTCGTGAAGCACTGTACAGACTTGACCCAAGAATTCGTATAGATGAATTTAACGGAGCATCCCTTGCTAGTGCTGTTGACCACATGGGATGGGAAGAGGTAAAGCGTCTGTCTAGCGATGCCAGAGAGTTGCTTCAGCGTCTTGGCACAGAGGTTGGTAGGGAAATGTTTGGCGATGACTTCTGGGCTAACCAAGGGCTTCTTAGAGCCAAAGAACACAAGAACGTAGTTTTTGCAGACACTCGTTACAAAAACGAAGCAAATGCTATTGTTAAAAGTGGTGGGCAAATCTGGAGGATAAACAAGCCAGGAAGCAAGCCAGTCAATAGCCACACATCAGAGGTTGATCTTGATGACTACAATTTTGATTGGGTAATCCCTAATTATGTAGGCGTTAAAGAGATGCTTGAGGTTGTTGACAAGATTATGGAAACCAGACAGAGTTTGGTATAATTGATTATGAGTTATAAAGCAGACATAGTCAGACTTAGGGATGAAGGCAAGAGTTACCGAGAGATAGAAAAAATCCTCGGCTGCTCAAGAGGCACAATCTCTTATTATTTAGGCAACAAGGAAGAAGTTAAAATGACAGAAGAAGTAAAGACAATCAATCCTATTCAGGATAAGGCTCGTACCTATGCAGAGAATATTCGTATGCGTAAGCCATGCCAAGGTTGTAGCCAGTACCTACACTTTGTGCAACTAGAATATGTAAGCATTCCAGATCTTGACAAGGCAATTAAGGCTGTTAAGGACCAGGATGATTTCGATGCATTCAAAAAAGTAATTACAAACAGCTACGTTCTTTGTGCAAACTGCAACAAACTACGCATCTATAAAGAAGCTAACGGACCAAAGAAGAAAACAAAGGCGTAAGTCTTTGGCCCTCGTAGCTCAGTGGATAGAGCAAGAGCCTTCTAATCTCTTGGTCGCAGGTTCGATTCCTGCCGAGGGCACTCGTACATCGTAGGCTCAGGAAACATATCCTTAAGAACATGCTTGTAAATAGTTTGGAAAGAACCATCCTCACAAGAAATGTATGGGAGTTCCGAATCTAGAAAGTTGTGAGACCTTCTAGCAAGCCTACTACCATTTGAGTACGTCTTTACATCTGGTATATACTCCCCACCAATACCAGCATGATTGCCATAGGTTGATCTTGGTAGACTTTTCTTTACAATCGTTTCTCTGAGCTTGGTTCTATTGAACGGCAAAGGAATGTGGATGTCATAATCTAGTGGCTCTTGTATGCCATCATTAACTAAATTATTATATGTTTTAGACAACAACCTATTGTACGAGGATGTAGGGTTAAGATCATAATAACTATTTATCTTATCTTTCAATGGTCCACCGTGGTAAACAGGCACGGTATCCAAAGGCCTAACCACAAAGAAGTCATCATTCATCATAATAAAGTCATCACTAATTCGATCATCAAATGCGATATGTGTAATAAGGTTATGAATGTTATTGAACTTAGATGACACGTCTGGCACAGATATAAAATCACCAGTATACCATCCAGGCTTGTACCCCACAACCCACACACGGCCTTCTGGCAGGTTTTTAACTACAGATCGTAGAGAATACCGTAGTTCTTCGTTATTGCCTTTACGGCAGATGTAGACTATATCCATGCTGCCAACTATTCGCAGATGTATGTAAACGACATGTGGAACTTGTCTGCCGTTGTAAGGTTTATTGGGCTATTGTGGTCAAAGGGTTCGTCCTTTGCAGAACTTCCAACATTCCAGATAGTCATGGCTGTGCTTGAATCCGATAGATGACCCTTGATGCTATAGTGATCTACACCCTGATTTACTGAGTCATGGATAGACCCACCGTAAACATCAGTGTGGTATTTTGAAGCAAACGGTAGTGTCAGAGAGTATTGACCTGTTCCAAAATTTGAAACATTTGTAAATACAACCTCTATTTGTACAATGACCAGGTTGCCGATTTTAACATAGGACCCAGTTGCTGGGGTGTTGGTAAAAGTCAAATCAGTTCCAGACCATACTGGAGAATAAGATTTGATTTCGGTAGTCAAGCCATCAGTGTCCCCAAAAGCTGGGTGAGTAAATCTAGCCATTACGTACCAGCCTCAAGGTTAGTTTTGAGAACCGCCACCTTCATATTTGATCCACTGCTAATAGCGTAAAGAGAGTCTCTTCCGTTTAGTTCTATAGAGATGGCGTGATTGGGGAGAATGCGGTAGCCATAGCTTTCCGAAGATACGTTTTGTGCTCCAATATAAATGTAGCCAGAGGCGTTTACGTTTTGAATCGTAATGTCTATTCCAGAGTGAATCCCTGGTGGAGTGAGCCTGGTAGCAGTAGAGTTGCTAAGGGTAAGAAGTGAGTGAGTAGCCATAAGACTATTATACACTAATTATTCAGACAATAGTTTGTATGCCCAGTTAAGAACATCAAGGGCGATCTGATCATTAGCCATGTCTTTTTGTGCCAGAAGGGCACGGAACTTTTCAAAGAAAAGGATTCTCTGGTATCCCATAGAAAGATCAAAGATTTCTTCGCCAGCAGGACCAACAACATTAATTAGTCTAGTTAGCTCTTGTAGAATTTCCTCAGAGTCCATACTCAATTATACCAGTATTTGTATCTTACTTAACGGTAGCAACTAGTTGCAATGCCTTTGTTCTTAGCGAACCAGACAGTGCCGTATAGTTAAGTCCAGAAGCCTTTGCAGGAGAGCAGGTTCTAATCATATAAGTAAGGAAGTTTCTTACAGCAGTACCTTTAGCCTTGTTTGCCGAGGCAGTTGGAGCGATTGCATAAGTCACCAATGAGTTGTTGTAACCGCCACGAACATCTTTCTTGTAGTCAATTTCAAGAATACCATTTGACGCTACCTTTTGAACTGATAGAAAAGCAGACGATGCCTTTACAGATGGCTTAACAAATTGGCCTAGTGGATTGCGAAGGGCAGCAAAAGGCAATCCCTTTGCAGCAACGTCCGATAAATCTGCGTAGCCAATTGAGTTTTTGGTTGAAGCAACACCAGCAACTAACAGTTGAGAATTGGCAGCACCGCTACCTACTGGGGCAGACTGACCTGAAGCATTTGCCCAAGCACCATTGTCTCTCCAACCAGACGCACCGTTACCTCTTAGGTAGTTGGCAAAGTTTTGAGTTGTGCCTGACGTGTCTGATCGATAGTAAACATTAATTGGGCTGTTAGGCAACTTGGCCTTTGGGTTCAGCTTCTGAATCTCTTCGTCGTTCCAAGTCTTGTAGCGACCGTTCATAATTCCACCCAAAACTTTAGCGGTTAAATTTAGTGAAGAAACACCTTCAACATTGAACACGATAGCGATTGGTCCACCCACTAGCGGTACGTATGTAAAGTTCTCTGGCTTCTTTGCCGAAGCAGGATATGGAGAGTCAGTTGCTCCAAAGTCGTAAGTTCCGCTCAGGAAGTTATTTCTTCCAGTACCAGAACCTGTAGATGCATAGGTGATGGTGTCGGTCTTGTATGCCTGAGCACAGGTGCTAATGATACTGTTTGCAAAAGATGATCCACCACTAACAATAGATGTTTTTGCTTGGGCTGAAACAGGGGTAGTCGAAACTAGTCCTACTGTTAGGACGGTGGCAGTAATGATGGCTACGCAGTTGCGTACCTTTGAAATAGATGAAGTAGTCATGTATTAATTATAAAAAGTATTTTTGTTAACATGGTTAACAGAATCTAAACAAACAAAGAACTTTGTTTTTGGCAAGGGTAGACATAGACTGTGCCCAATGGTATAATTGTAGGTATGAAACCCATGACTAAATACAAAATACAGGCTACCCTAGCCCTATTCGTTTTGCCATTAGTGGCTACAAATACAGCACAGGCAGAGACCCCACCTCAAGATCATACCGTTGCCGTTCAGAAGGATTCTTCGATAGAGTTTATGAAAAGCCTTAAGCCAGTCTATACAAAGAAAAGCCGTCTATCCGCAACTGAGCTAAAGAGAATTCTATATTCAGTAGGATTCCGTGGTCACGACCTCAAGGAAGCGTGGGGTACTGCGATGAAAGAATCAACAGGCAGACCATTAGCACACAATCGCAATAGCAATACAGGCGACAACTCCTATGGCCTATTCCAGATCAATATGATTGGTTCACTAGGACCTGCTAGACTAAAGCAGTTCAATCTAGACAGCAACAAAGACCTATTCAACCCATATATCAATGCCAAGATTGCTTTTAAAATGTCTGATGGTGGGAAGAACTGGTCTGCTTGGCATGGACTTACCGAATCAACTAAATCTTGGATGAAGAAGTTCCCAGAATAGATTGACAAACAGGTCACCAACAGGTATAATTGACTAATGGTTCAATTTTTTAAACGAGTGGTTCAAAAGCAGCAACGCCTAGTGCAGTCTGCCTATGACCTTGGCTACGACCATGGGCTAGAATCAGGCAAGAAAGAAGCCTACAACGAGATACTATCTGTATTGAACCACAACATAGAGTCTATTGACTGGACCAGAGAAGAGCCTTTGCAGGTTAGGGATATTATTCCCATGCTTGAAAAGCACAAGAATACCAAAGATGATACATGGGAAGGGTTCAGTGAAAGCTAATGGACTTTAATAATATTGCTAACATGAAACTGTCTGACTTCGAACAGTGGGGGCAGACAGAGTATAACAAGGGCTACAAGGCAGCACTCGTAACAATGAGCAAGCTTCTGTCGGGAAAGATCTGTGATGATTTTAATGCTGATGGCAAGTGTGAGCACGAACTCTGTGCACAAAACTTTGAGATCTCTAATGGTCTTGATAGGGCAATTTCCAACATATCGTAATAAAGTTCGGGCGTAAAAGCTCGGCGGTAAATAAGAGAACCAAAGCCTTGACACAAGGCCTATTCTCCTGTATACTTAATACATATCCCACAATAAGGAGCATAATGCTTGTAGAAATTAAAACCGAAGGCTTTTCTGCCATCGTCCCATATCTCCAGACACTTCCTGCCATGCTTGTAATGTCTGTATCCGCAACCAATAACCCAGCAATCCAGATGAAGAAGACTATGGAACTGCTTAGGGATAACATTGCACCCGATCTTGTAGAGGAATTTGAACAGCTAAACTCACTACAGATGCAAGATCTTCTGAGCCAATGGCTTGACAATTCACTCGTCTAAGAGTATAATTAGTATATAAAGTTTCCGTTAAACAAAGGACAAACATGCAAACTTTTCTTCCATACAAGTCTTTCTACCACACTGCACAGGCATTGGACAACAAGCGACTTAACAAGCAAATCCTAGAATGCTACCAGATCCTCAAGGTTCTATCATCGAACGACCCTAAAGCTGGATGGCGTAACCACCCTGCTGTCAAGATGTGGAAGGGCTTTGAGATGGGCCTATTCCAGTATGCTATGGTTATGATTGAAGAAGCCAACAAGCGTGGCATCAAGACAGAAAACAACCTTCGTAATCTCAACGAACTCAATGAACGTGCATACAAGGATTGGGGCTATGGTATGCCTTTCTGGATGGACGACAAGAAGGTTATGGCACGTGTGACAACTACACACAAGGCCAACCTATATCGCAAAGATCCAGAGCAGTACTTCGATTTTCAGGAAGCCGTAATCTCTAAGAACAACAAGCCATGCTGCGACAGATGCCAGTACTACTGGGTAACACACAAGGAGAACGCATGATTAAAGTAGAGAGCGACATGCTCGTATTGGACTCGTCCTTTAGCAAGCAAGATGTCCTAGCCATCAACCACTTTGTAGAGATCGCCAGGGCACAGGAACGTGAACGCATTATCAAACTACTAGAGAATATCTACGACTATCCAGGCGAATGGGATTACGACAATCCTATTGAATCGCTCATTTCTATTATTAAGGAGAACAGATGAAATGGACAAAGAGCAGTATAACACAGACAATCTACCAGATGGGTTCAAAGATGTCTCAAATGGTGAATGAAACCAAACTAATCATTGCCAAGGTAGTTTATTATGTTAGCCTAGTGGCTATCGGTATTGGCCTAGCAGGTATGCTTATCCTATTCCTATACTGGCTACTATCTAGTCCAATGGCTTTCCAACTGTTCGTAACCCTTATGGGTATTGGTTCAGTTGTCTTCGTGATGGGTCTGCTGTTTGGATGGACTGAGAAGTGGTTGGCTAAAAAAGCGGTATACAGGAAGAAAGACTAATGGAGCCAAGAGATCCAGGCTACAGTATCTTCAAAGGTGCAAAGCCAGAACCAAAGATAGTATACGAACTACCAGATGGAACAACAACTATCTGGCTTAGTGAATACATTGAGGCCATGGTACAGGCAGAGCAAGATCGTATCGTAAAACTGCTAGAAGTCTGGTGGGAAACCGACCAAGAACTTGAAGAACTAATCGCTCTTATCAAGGGAGAGAACAAGTGAACCACAAGCCTGAATGTAATGAAAAGTGGGAGTATGACAAAGACCACTGCATTTGTAACTGGATTGACAAGGCTGAACAACGCATTATCAAACTGCTAGAAGAACAAGGATGCGATTGCCACAATGTTTACTGCGATAAAATGCCTACTGCAGCACTAGGGTCACTTATCGCACTTATTAAGGAGGAACGATGAATCCAATACAGGCTATATCCTATGTAGTAGCAGTTACCTATCTGGCTACGTTTGTGTACTTGATCTTCGTCTGGAACAAAGACGACAGAAACAAGCCATAAAATTTCGGGGAATTTAAAGTGTGCTCCGTAATCCCTAGTATAAGATATAATTAGTACATGACAGATAAGTATAGATATATGATTTTTCCAGATAGAACCTATGTGCTCACATATGAGGATATGACCTATGAAGTAAAGGGACAGGATATCCTTGACCAATACTACAGAGAAGCACACCTGATGGAAGCAATGAAAGAGTGGATCGTGTCTGATGAAGATGAGTTATCCACAGATGAAGACCATCTAGACATAGGCGAACTATAGGGATATACCCCCAAAAATACACATAGTTATACACAGATTTGACTAAGTTATCCACAGATAAATCTTACTGGATATAAAAGTTATTAACAAGCTGTGGATAAGTATAAAGATGTATGGGTAA